CTAACTGCTAACACAACTTATTGGATTTTAAATGTAACAAGTAACACAACTTTTACTGCTTCTGCAACAGACTTGAGTGCAAATCCAACGTATACTCCAGTTAACTTGAGTGCTACGTCTGGTACAACAGTATCAACATCAGTTGGTGTAGTTGATGCATATTTCAACAACCCAAATGGTGGTACAGGTTTCCCGACAACTAACAGCAACACATACTCTGTAGTTGGTGGTAATACGGCAATTATTGGCCCACAAGTTCTACCACGTGTAGCTATTGGTATTAATGGTACAGGTATATTGTATTCTGCTACAGATACTGCATATGTAACTGGTATTGGCACTGATTTAGCTAATACACTAAGTGTTGGTTCTGCTATTCAAGTAGCAAGCGCAAACATTAACGGTAGTACAGATTACACTACTATAGGTTTTGCTAACACAGTTCCTGGCTTAACAACAGTTGCTGTTGCTAACACACAAAATACAGGTAACATCATTGGTACTTCAGGTAATGCTCAGACATTGGTCGCTAATGGTACAGTAAGATTTACTGCTAACTTAGGTGGTCTAGTTTCTGGTCAAGTTTATTTTGTTAAAGCAATTGCTAATGCAGCCGCATTCACGGTGTCTAACACCTTAGGTGGTGCAGAAGTCGATCTATCAAGTGCTACTGGTACTCCAGATGCACAACAAGATGTTGTTGAATTAGTTGCAAACGCAGCCGTAGCTTCAACAGGAGCCGCATTCGTCTACGCAGATGACGAAGCAGGTTTTATCGTTCGTCAAAAAGGTAAACAGAAGTATCTAGTAACAGGTGGAACTACTGGTTTAACAGCACAATGTTTATTGGCTAACGTTGCTAACACAGCATTGACACCAAACACAATGCGTATTCTTGCTACATATGCTAACAGTGCTACTCAAACAGTTCAAAGTCTATCTGACCACACTGGTGAGTTGTTTACTGCTACATCAGGTCCAATTGCTACAGGTAATATTGTTCTTGCTAATGCTACACCAGTATATGTAACATTCAATACTGCGGCAGCGGCTAATGCAGATAATGGCCAGCCTTACTCATTAGTAACTATTGCTAACGCTTAATTATGACAACGGGTAGAACTATTAAAATGCCTGCGCAGACTACTAAAACAGAAATCGCTGTACTTCAAGTTCAAGTTAAAAATATCGAACAAGATGTCAGCGAAATCAAAACTAGTCTGAAAGATATGCATGAGTGCCTTGATCGTAACGCAGAAGAAACTAGAACACTTCTAACTAATATGCGTAACGAGGATGTTACAGCACACAAGGAACTAGGATCAAAAGTTTCTGCTTTAGAAAAGTGGAGATGGATGATGATGGGTGCAGGGATAGTAATAGGATCACTTGGATTCGATACTGTAGCTAAATTGCTAAAATAAAAAAGGGGCTTAATGCCCCTTTTTTGTTAATGTGTTTAATTTTTCTTGCACAACATCAAAGTTAACAGTACTAAACAATCCGGGATGCAATGGCTTGGGGTATTGTCCCTCTCCTACCCAAGCATAACCACAGTGCTCATCATTTAGTATAGGCGTAAACTCATTAGCAACTTCACAGAAAAATGTATGGTATGTGAATGTATGATTTACAAATTTTTGAATTGGAATTAGTTTTGCTTTTTTAGGAAAATAACCAATCTCTTCCTCACACTCTCTAGCGATTCCCTCAAGTAACGTTTCATCGGATTCTATTTTACCACCGGGTATACCCCAATTGCCCGGATTCTTATTATCAGTTCGTAGTAAGTATAAGTAACGTTCTGTTTTTTTTGAGTAAAAGAAAACTCCACCGGAAGTATTATTCATGAGTGTATTATATCATATAATTGATTAAATTACAATACTATAATCACCTTGACCATACCACCCTTCCCAACTCTTCATCCATATGCCGTCTGTATATCTATATTGTACATTGGTGGACAAATTAGTTACATACTCTATTGCAGTATCATTTGAACTATTGAACACTACAGACCATTGTCCAGAACTATATTCAATGATATCATTTGCATTAGCTATTAAACTTCCCCATGCAGTAGTAGTATTACCCGGACTTCCTATATTTTCAACAATCAGATATCTACGACCGTTAACGGGCCCGGGCAATCCAGCATTGGGTCCGGTGATTAATGGATTTATTACACCATCAACCGGGTCTAATGTATTTTGAGGTAACGTATCTGGGTCAATAGTGTATATCAATAATCTATCATCAACTGGATCTGGGACAATAGTACCTACAATTTCAGTATCCATATATGGGTTTTGTAACCATATCTGACTGATGCCAGGTCTTAAGGTACCGTATACATTTAACAAACTACTCCAATATAAACTTGTATTAGGGCTAGGAGGTAAATTTAAATCTTCATTGTCGGGATAAAATGCTTCATCAGCAGGTAACAACTGTAACGTGTTACCTAATAATAATAATTTATAACCATATGGTGTAATCTTTTGACGAGTACCTAACAATAAATCCTCATCTTGTATATCAGTAAGTGCTGTACCTTTGAATATACTTGCGATAATCTTTTGTATGACACCAAACTTTTTAAGTTTAGCCGCTGTACTAATCCATATAGGCATGTAAAACTTCCATGTCAATACATCGATAGGATTACCGGTACCTTGGGGAATAGTACGACTACTGAATGTCAATCCATCTTGGTATACAACACTTAGACTTGTCCAGTCAATAAAGTTATCAGTGGATTGAATTTCTAATGAAGGGTTAAACAACGTACCTAACTGTTCAATCAATTCTAATTTTTGATTATAATTAGTAGTCCAAAAGTCAACAGTAATACGCAACGTATATGGTACAGGCATTAATCGTTCAACTGTAAACGCTTGCCCCTGTGTTTGCTCATAGCTTTGTGTATCAGCATTATAAGCTCTTTGTCTAACGTTTATTCTATCAACAAACGTTGGGTCTTGTGTTCTCTTTTGATCGTATTCTAAACCACTTATATAAAATGTAATTAGTGGTGCACTTGGTAAGTTACTAGCACTATTATCAGCAATGATAGTACTAGCTTGTCTACTACTGTCGCCATACATAACCGGCACACGAACGTAGATATCATTTCCTGCAGGGTCTTTGCCTTTAGTTACTTGCCAGTTACTAAAGATTTTTGCAAACTGAATTAAAAATCTGCGGATCTGATTATCGTAAAAAAATTGTGCCATGTGTTATACTACCGGTGGTATTGAATCTGGTGTTAAAGTCAATATTGACGATAACGGTTGTGCTTGTGTAGTTGTTGTACCATCTGTTAGTACAGTAACGTTACTGTTATTTATGAAGCTAGATTGCTGTGACAAATCTTGTGAAGTAAATCCAGTTTGTGTTCTAACGTTCTCTGAGATACGAACCCAAAGTCTTCCGTCCCAACGATATAATATATTAGGTAGATAATCTATACGTAAGAAGTAATCACCCACTTGAGGATTTTGCGGGAATACTATACCTGCGCCAGTAGGCAATCCGTTAGGAGCAGTACCATCACCATCTAAGTACCCCATTGTATAACCGAATGTTCTAGGTGTACTACGTGCAATATACTGGAATGCAGGATCACAGTCTGCTCTAAAGTCCATCTGTTGACTTACAGTACCAGTAAAGCCAGGTAACTCTGGATTTTGGTCAGCAGTAGCATATGTATTATCAGCAGTACCATACGGCCCTGTTATAGCACCTAGTGAGTTAACTACTAAAACTCTATCCCCTTCAACTGGACCAGAACCTGTGCCTATTCTTTCAGGGGCTAATTGCATTGTCTCTAAGTTTATTTGTTGAAATGATTTTAACTGTGTTATATCAGTATCAGCAGTCATATCCCAAATACTCATAGCAACTTCTTTGCTAATCCTAATAGCTGGACTAGGATTCTTATATTTAGGATTACGCATCATTACAACTGTGCCTACAGCTGGAGTAGGAGCTCCGCTAGAGTTAGTGTTGATATTAATAGGTGGTGCCGGCTGATTAATTTTACCTGATAATTGTGCGTCAGTCTCATACTCACCGTATGTAGGTACTACATATAAATTAGAACGATCATAACCTGCTTTAGGTACAATACGAGCGGCTTCATCTAGAATTGCATTATTGACTTGAATATTTCTATTATACGTAGCCATAATGTCTTTGAGATTCTGATTAGGATCTAGTTCCCAATATGTTGAATTAGGAGGTGCTATACCAATTGGTACTTCAATTATACTAGTATAGTTTTTATCACCGTAACTAATAACATAACCCGGTGGATATGTTCTATCTTTATCCCATAGTCCTAAATAATTATCTTGATTAATAGGTTCTTGTAATATCTGACTAAATTCTTGACTATCAACTAATGGCTCACATTTGATACGCCACAAATGAGGATACCATGTTTGACTAAAACCTTCACTTGCATAATTAGAATCAGTTACTTGATAGAATCTTTTTAATGCAACTGGAATAGTATCTCTTAATGGATTATAATCTACTAAGTGAGGTAATTCTAACACATCACCTACCATTAATTTACGACCCATTATATCAATCATATCATTATAGTGAACAACGACAAAGATAATGTCGTTATTTAAAAATAATCCAAATTGTGAAAGGTCAAAGTCTAAATTCTGTACGTTGTAATGTCCACGCAATCGGTAAATATTAGTGTCGTATATTCTATCTCTATTTTCTAGAAATAGTAAATCTTGAATATTTTCAGGGCGCAATACATCATATTGTGGTTGAGTATAGTCTATCGAAGGAGTAGACGCATTGGGACCTAAATATTTGTGAATATATAAATCCGTTCCACCTACAGTTAATTGCTCCGATATTGTTCTATCGAAGAAACGGTAATCGTTCTGCTTATTTGGGCGGTATAAGGATAATTTTGGCATAATAGTATTTATCGCAACACCCTATGGTTAAATCCTGAGGTTGACAATAAATATGGGCTGTGTTATAATAACTAAATCATATTAAAGGAGTGCCTGATGGCAACACGTAAACGCAATTCGGAAGACCACAGTCAAGTTAAAGCATTAAATCCACGTGATGTAGATGTTCAACATTACGGAGACGAACCGTTATTTGTACTACAACCGGACGAGGATAAACGTAGGGTCACGTTAATGCGTTCGTTCACTTGGTATAATCGTTTCTATGGTAAGAAAGATGCCAAAGAACTTATGGCTCAGTTTCTTGACTTAACTGATAGACCGAATGATGCAAAAATTATGCGTAAGATTCACGAAAATGAATTCTTGCTAACACTGTGCTGGTTAGCACGAATGAAATTGCGAGGTTTAGAACTTAGCGAACACGAAAATCTAACACTTGAAAATGAAATCAGCCGCTTATTGAAAATCGTTCATAAGCCTGAGGAAATTAAAGTTGAGACTGATGCACCTACAAGACCTAATATTCAGGATATTTTGCGAGACAAAGCAAAAGATGCCGCAGGTGAACTTGAAGGCATGTTTGATGAATTTATTCTGAACGGTAAATCAAGCTCAAAAACAATGGAGGTAGTTGCACGATTCAATGTTATGCCACAACATATTGGTTTGATTACTGATGTTTGGAAGAAGAAACAAAACGAATTTGATGAACTACAAAAAGGTCTAGACAAACAATTGTCTGAGGGTTATAATTATTTGACAAAGATTCAAGTGCGTAATATCATCAAATACATTGAAAGTGTATTGACCGACTTGAATGCATATATTTCAGTTAAGAAAGCAAGCAAGGCTCCTCGTCAACGTAAAGCAGTACCTGTTGAAAAGATTGTGGCTAAGCTCAAGTATCTTAAAACATTCAAAGATACTGCAAGCAAACTTGATTTAGTAAGTATCAGTCCTGTAAAACTTCATGGTGCAAGTGAAGCATGGATTTATGATAGCGCAAAGCGCAAACTACATCATTACATTGCTGATGATTATTCAAAAGCATTTACTGTAAAAGGTAATACACTATTGGGCTTTGATACTACAAAGTCTGAAGTAAAAACTCTGCGTAAGCCGGGTGAACAAATTAAAGAAGTTATGGGAAGCAAGCCCGCGGCCCGTAAGTACTTTAACGATATTAAAGCAGTTGCAACAACTCCTAATGGACGCTTTAATGAACACATGATTATTTTGAAAGCATTTTAATGAGTAATATTGATTTGAACAAATACAAAGATTTTGTAGAGGCTGTAACAAGCAAAGCAAGCAATGACTTGACTACATTTATGAACCGTTGTGATGAACTTGACGGTAACTATGATGCTGAAACTGACATGCATGGTCCTGATATCAACGTCCCGTTGTTACTTACAGCATGTCTTGGTTTAGCGGCTGAAGGTGGTGAGTTTATCGAAGTGCCCAAGAAGATGTTTTTTCAGGGTAAACCACTAACTGAAGCGGAAGTTTTTCACTTGAAGCGAGAACTCGGTGATGTTATGTGGTATTGGATTAACGCTTGTAGAGCACTGAACCTTGACCCAAATGACGTTATTGATGAGAACGTTCGTAAGTTAGAAAGTCGCTATCCCGGTGGTAAGTTTGATGCACACTATTCAGAAAATCGCAAAGAAGGCGATATCTAAAGACCGAATGTTTCCTGATAAATACACTATCAGGAAACTAATATGACAACAGCGACAAATCAAACTGCAAGTATACTTGCTACACCATCAGGTCTTACACTTGACGAACTAAAACAAGCTATTTTTAATAATGCTAGATTGCGTTTGGGCGATGGAATTATTGATTTAGAATTAGACCCACAGCATTTTGAAGCCGCATATAATTACGCTATTAAGATATATCGTCAACGTGCCCAGAATGCTACAGCAGAATCATACACTCTGTTTACAGTAGAAAAGAATGTTGATACTTACACACTACCTCAAGAGTTTATCAACGTTCGATGTTTGTACAGACGTACAGTTGGTCTAGAAACAGGTCCAGGTGCAAGTAGCTTTGATCCGTTCTCAAGTGCTATTCTTAACACATACTTACTGAACTATAACGTTGCAGGTGGTCTAGCAACTTATGATTTCTATGCAGGATATGTAGAGTTATCAGCACGTATGTTCGGTGGCTATTTGACATACACATTTGATCCAGTCACTAAAGTAATGCGTGTTGTTAGAGACTTCAAGGGTAGTGGTGAAAAGGTATTAATTTGGGCTGACATTCAGAAACCTGAAACAACATTGTTACAAGATCCTGGTTCTGGTGTTTGGATTGGTGATTGGATATATGCAACACTCAAGGGTATCATAGGTGAAGCCCGTGAGAAATTTGGTACTATTGCAGGTCCAGGTGGTGGTACTTCACTCAATGGTTCTGCAATGAAGGCTGAATCTAAACAAATGCAAGAAGCATTATTAGAAGAATTGAAACGTTATGTAGATTATAGTCAACCATTGACTTGGGTACAAGGTTAAAATAAACTCTTTACTTTTCAAGACTCCTGTAGTATACTATATACTACGGGAGTTTTTCTTTATGATTATTGGAGTTACAGGACTAATCGGATCTGGCAAAGACACTATTGCTGACTATCTTTGCACATTTCACGGATTTAAAAGAATGAGTTTTGCATCCTCATTAAAAGATGCTGTCTCTAGTGTATTTGGTTGGAACAGAGAATACCTAGAGGGTTCCACTAAAGCCAGCAGAGCATGGAGAGAACAAAAAGACGAATGGTGGAGTAATCGCTTAGGTATGGAAATCACACCTAGATGGGTATTGCAATACTGGGGAACTGAAGTATGTCGCAATGGATTTCATAATGACATTTGGGTTGCTAGTGTTGAAAACAAACTACGCCAAACTGATGAAAACATCGTGATTACTGATTGTAGATTCGCTAATGAAATTAAATCTATCAAGGAGATAGGTGGAATTACTATGCGAGTTACTAGAGGTCAACCACCAGAATGGTATGATGCCGCAGTAAGTTACAACAAAGGCGAACATGGTAATATGAGTTGGTCTTTGAGTAAAGCTAAACTAGATAGAAACAGGGTTCATGCCAGTGAATATTCTAGTGTAGGCTTAGACTATGACCACTATATTGACAACAACGGCACGATTGATGATTTACACAAGCAAGTCAATTCAGTAATCAATTTCTAAATCACCACGTTTCCAAGTAATTTCTTTCTTCTTAACTACTTCTACACAGTTAAGACAGATACTACGTAAGTTAGTCATTTTACAATTGTCTAAATCACCGTCGATGTGAAACACCGTTATCTGACTAGATAATGTGCTATGAAATCCACATATATCACATGTGGATTTTTTCTTATATCCAGTAGACTTCCATCTAGGTGTTCTAGCCTTTAATTTCTTTTTCTTGCGACCACATTCATCACACCCACTACGATAGTGTGTAACACCTTCACGGATATAATTCACTGCACAGTGATTCTTACCGCATGAGCTACATATAGGTCTTAACATAGTGTATTTAGTAGGAACCTTCGAAGGTACGCTAAACCAGCCTTTTTTGATTTTTTTACTAAATAATAATATGCATTTTTAGGTGGTAAACCTCATAATTTTACAATAAAGGAAAAATAAAATGGCACTAACATCTCCAGGCGTAGAAGTAACGATTACAGACCAAAGTCAGTATTTACCCGCGCCCACAAATTCCGTCCCTCTTATAGTATTAGCAACAGCACAAAACAAAGCTGACGCTAGTGGTACAGGAGTTGCTGTTGCTACAACGGCAGCGAACGCAAATAAATTATATCAAGTAACAAGTCAACGTGATCTAGTAAACCTATATGGTACTCCATTCTTCTATACAACAGCTAATGGTTCTCCTATCCAAGGTTATGAACTTAACGAATATGGTCTATTGGCTGCATACAGCTTGTTGGGCGTTACAAATCGTTGTTTCGTTTTACGTGCCGATATCGATTTGGCAAGCTTGGTAGGTCAAACAGGTCGTCCAACAGGATTCCCTAGCAATGGTACATATTGGTTAGATACAACAACTAGTACCTGGGGTATTTACGAATTTAATCAAACTACAGGTAATTTTACACTTCAAACTCCTATCGTTATTACTGAAGCTACTGATTTGTCAGGTGGTGTACCATTAGCAAGTATTGGTAACATAGGTGACTATGCAGTAGACGCAACACAAATTACTACATCACCTACAGGTAGTGATAGAACATATTGGTATAAGAGTTCCAATAATGTTTGGATAATACTAGGTGGTGGTGATTGGAGAGAAGATGTTCCGACAGTTCAGGGATCAACGTCTAATCCTACGTTGGTATCTGGTGAGACATTTACTATAAATCTTTCTGGTTCTTGGTCTACTACTATAACGGTACCAGTATCACCTAATAATACAGTTGAAGGTATTGCTAACGAAATTAACACACCTAACTATTCAACTGTACGTGCTGAAGTGCGTAGCGGAAAATTATGTATTTTTAGTAATCAAACATTGAGTAGTGGTGCAGTTCCGTTCATGACATTAGCAGAAGGTTCCGGTACACCATTGGCTGACATGGGTATCACTCCAGCTACGTATTATCAGCCTTTATTAGCTTATGGTACTAGTGCTCAAATGCCATTATGGACAACAAGTCAATCACAACCTAGACCAACTGGATCTGTCTGGATTAAAGTTGGGGCGGCTGGTAATGGGTTGAATCCTAAGATGTCACGTTTTAATTCAACTACTGAAACATGGCAGTTGAAAAACGTAACACTAAGTACATCTGATTGGTCTGCAACGGAAGCATTAGATGCTAGTGGTGGTCAAGTTATTCCTGCAGGAACAATATACGGACAATATAATTACAACGTTACGACACGTATATCACCTTTATATTTCTGGGAAAGATTAGCTACAGGCCCAACAATTATTACTAGTGATAGTACATCACCTGCATTCAACAGTGGTCCATACTATATGAATGTATATGTCAGTACACCAGGATCAACTACATTAAGTAGTGCATACAACTTTACACTAGCAGATAATACTAATGCTACTGATTTTGTAACAGCATGGGCCGCAACAGGTATTCCGTATACAGCGGCAGCTATTAATACTGACGGTGCGATTGTATTGACTCATACTGAAGGTGGTGAAATTGTTATGGATGATACCGTAAATTCATCATATGTTTCTACAGGTGTATCTAATGGTTTAATTACAACTGCTGGTTTTGTTGAAGGTACAACTATTGGTGTAAAATACGGTCCTACTGTAACTGCAAATTTTACTAGCGCCGCTCAATCTACAACTACTGGTGTTGGTAGTGGTGCAACATTTAATATATTCTCACAATATAATTATTACACACTAGGAGGTACTTCAAATAGAGGTGTATCTAGTGGTGGTAGTGGATATGTAGTAGGTGATGCTATTGTTATAGCAGGCACAAGTTTAGGCGGAACAAGTCCAGCTAACAACTTACAAGTACGTGTAACAAGTGTATCAGGTGGTGCAATCACAGCAGTTACTATCACACAAACTGGCGGTTCACCTACAGCAAAATATATGACTCAATTAAGTAATTGGGTAGAATTTACATATGAAGCTAACGAAGGTGAGCCTACTATTGAACCAGTTGATAATACAAATTGGTTCTGGAGTGTAACTAACCAAGTTGACATTATGGTTCAAAAAGGTGGCGCATGGATTGGTTATAGAAACACATCATATGACTCATCTGGTTTCCCGGCTGCTAGTGGTACAAACACAACTGATCCTAATGGCCCTATTGTTTCAGCATCTGCTCCAACAGTACAAAGTGACGGAACAGCATTGGTATACGGTGATATTTGGATTGATACTACTGACTTAGAGAACTATCCAGTAATCTATCGTTGGGAGCTTTCAGGTGGAACAGATCAGTGGGTATTGATTGATAATACCGACCAAGTTAGTTCAACTGGTGTACTATTTGCAGACGCACGTTGGGCAACAAGTGGTACAACAAGTATTACAGATGATCCTATTCCGTCAATCGTTAGCTTATTATCAAGTAACTACCTTGACTTAGATGCTCCTACTCCGAGCTTATATCCACAAGGTATGATGTTATTCAACACACGCCGTAGTGGTTATAATGTTAAACAGTTCCGTTTAAATTACTTCAATGCAACAAGTTTCCCTGATGAGACATTACCAACAGAGACAAATGCATGGGTAACAGTAAGTGGTAATCAGTCAAATGGTTCACCGTATATGGGTCGTAAAGCACAACGTGCTATGGTTGTACAAGCATTGCGTTCATCAATTGACACAAACACTGCAATTCGTGACGAAGATAACTTCTTCAACTTGATGGCATCACCTTACTATCCAGAAATGCAACCTAACATGGTTGTATTGAATGCTGATCGTGGTGAAACAGCTTACATTATTGGTGATACCCCAATGGGTCTACCTGATAGTGCAACTGACATTCAAGCGTGGGCAAATAATGACGCAGGTGCAACAAGCACAGGTGAAGATGGTCTAGTGACACGTAACACTTATTTAGGTCTATTCTATCCAAGTGGTATCGCTAATGACTTGTCAGGTAATGAAGTTGCTGTACCTGCATCACACATGATGCTACGCACATTCTTACGTAATGATACTGTTGGTTATCCTTGGTTAGCGGCAGCAGGTACACGAAGAGGTACTATCGACAATGCATTGAACATTGGTTATCTAAACCGTACTACAGGTGAGTTCCAAACTATCAAGACACGTTTAGGTATTCGAGATGTATTGTATATCAACTTCATCAACCCATTAGTGTTCTTCACTGGTGTTGGTTTATTGAACTATGGTAATAAGACTAGCTTTAACAGTTCAAGTGCATTAGACAGAACTAACGTTGCTCGTTTAATTGCTTACATACGTAGACAGTTGACATTGGCAGCACGTCCATTCGTATTCGATCCTAACGTTCAGACGACAAGACAAGAAATTTCAGGTGTTGTCGAAACGTTGTTAGTAGACCTAGTTGCAAAACGTGGTATTTACGATTATCTAGTAGTATGTGATGATTCAAACAACACACCTGCTAGAATTGATAGAAATGAACTTTGGATTGATGTTGCAGTTGAGCCAGTTAAGGCTGCTGAATTCATTTACATCCCCGTTCGTGTTCTAAACACAGGCGAGATATCAGGCACAGTGTAAATGATACCCCTTCGGGGTATCAACATTAAAGATAAATAAGTATACAGGAGATTAAAAAATGGCAACAGCCTCACAATCATTGTTCAACATGACCGTAGCGTCAGATAACGCTGGTGGAAATCAGGGCTTGTTAATGCCCAAACTACAATATAGATTTAGAGTTAACTTTTTCAATTTAGGTATTGGTCAAACTATCGAACTTACTAAACAGGTCGTTGACATTTCACGTCCTTCAGTAAGCTTTGGTGAGATCACATTACCAGTTTACAACTCTACTATGTATTTGGCAGGTCGTCATGAATGGCAAGCACTAACAGTTAACATCAGAGATGATGCAGGTGGACAAGTTTCAAAACTAGTAGGTCAACAATTGCAGAAGCAATTAGACTTTGTTGAGCAAGCATCAGCGGCTACTGGTCAAGATTATAAGTTCCAAACAAACATCGAAGTTTTAGATGGTGGTAACGGCACGGCTGTTCCTACTGTCTTAGAAACATGGGAATGCTATGGATGTTTCATCCAACAAGCAAACTACAATACATTGAATTACGGAACAAATGATGTTGTTACAATTTCATTGACAATACGATTCGATAACGCAGTTCAATCACCATTGGCTTCTGGTGTTGGTACATCAGTTGGTCGAGCCTTAGGTGGTGCATTGACTACTGGTATTGGATCTGGTCAAGCTTAATTAGACAATAACCCATGGCCAATTGGGGTGTATCTTTACTTAAGGACGCTGTCGGAGGATTCTTCGGCAGCGATTACCTACGTGATTACACACATGCCAGTAAAACTTTTAGACCTAATTCATACCAATATGCACCTAAGTTTAAATTCTTATTTCATGTATATTTTGAAATAAATCAGAATGCATATTCAAAGGGTTTGTCTACTGGTGCAAACTTTGGGCTTGCAGTAAAAACAGTAAAATTGCCTAGCTATAATTTTACGACTCATGAAATGAATCAGTACAATAGAAAACGTATTGTACAATCTAAAATAAAGTATAATCCTATCGATATTAATTTCCATGATGACAATGGAAATTTAATCAGAAATATGTGGTATAATTACTATACATATTACTATAAGGATGCAACTAAGCCTGTTCTTCTTAATGCAGGAAGACAAACACAGTCGGACGAACAGATTGTTTCAGTCAATAATACTACGAACTATAATCAGCGAAACATATATAAACCATCAATCACCGGCGATAATGATTGGGGATATATTGGTGAAACATCAAGTACTGTTCAGACTAATACACAAGCAGCCATTGGAGCTACTAAAGTCCCTTTTTTTAAAAATATTACTGTATTTGGCTTTAATCAGCATAATTTTGTGGCATACACTTTGATTAATCCTATCATTACTAACTTTAGTCATGATACGTATGATTATGCTCAGGGCAATGGCACTATGGAAAATCAAATGACAATTGATTACGAAACAGTAAAATACTTTGATGGAGCAATTGATGGTAGATCGCCTGGTAATATTGTTAAAGGATTTGGTGATGAAGCAAACTACGACAGAACAGTAAGTCCTATTGCTAGAGCAGGATCACAAGGTACTATATTAGGTCAGGGCGGCTTAGTTGACGGTGTCGGTGGAGCTATACAAGATTTAACAGATGGAAAATATTTGAGTGCAATACAAAAAGCTGGTGTCACATATAATACATTTAAAAATGTTAACTTGAAACAACTTGCTAAATCAGAAGTTATAGCGGCAGCAACTAACTCAATACAACAAACACCTAATAGGAATTTAAACTTTCAATTCCCTGCATTTGGACAAACAACAAACTTGTTCGGTACTGCTGGTGCGCCTAATGGTGCTAAACAGGCACCTCCTGTTATCATAAATAATATACCGGGCAATGGAGTATAACATGGCATCAAGTTTAGACAATAATTTAAATTCATTAGATCAAACAGTAAGAATTTTTGATAATTTTTACAATTTTAATTTAGAAGTACCTTCAAATCAATATGATATAGTACATGGATATTTTGTTGAAACATGTGATACTAGAACAATCGCAGATAATTTTACAACATTCTTTTTTAAAATTGCACAAGACACTGGTATACCTGCAACTACATTGTTAGAAAGTATTCAAGGTCAAACTAAACTTGACATGAATAGAACTATTGCTTATTACTTAAACAGTTTTAAATCTAAGTCTGCATTGTACGGTATTAGTTTTATACCACAACCCAATCTTCCAGTAGCACGTAACATTGTGCTTTAATATATGGCTAAGTGGGCACAAGGTAATTTCACTCCAACTAATCCTCAAAAATATGTAGGTAAGCACACACCTAGATATCGTTCAGGTTGGGAATTGACGTTCATGCAATTCTGTGATAACAACAAGCATATCATATATTGGGCAAGTGAAGCTATAGCTATACCTTATAAAAATCCCTTTACAGGAAAACCTACTAGATATATACCTGACTTCTTTGTAGTATATCAAAACAAGTACGGTAAACAGATAGCAGAAGTAGTAGAGATTAAACCTAAAAAACAAAGTATTATTGAAAGTAAGGTAGCAAACGCCAAAGATAGAATGGTAGTAGCATTAAATCATGCTAAGTGGCAGGCTGCAATGGCCTACTGTAAAAGTCAAGGGTATACATTCAGAGTCATTACAGAAGATGACCTTTTCTACAACGGTCGCAAAAAGTAACTAAATACTTTTATGACCAAAAAATTACAAGAACTTTTTGAAATGCCACTGTCTGAAGATGAGATGGGCTTAACTGTTCCTATTCCCTCAGATGCACAAGAAATAACAACTGACGCATTATCTAACTTAGAAAAGATTGAGAATGCTTTACCACAAGTACGTGGATTAGAATCAGCAGATACTGAGATGGATGGACTAGCTGAGTTAGCTACTAACAGTTATAAAGACTTGATGGAATTAGGTATGCAAGTAGACAGTAGATTTAGTAGTGAAATCTTTGGTGTTGCTGGTACTATGTTGGGACATGCTATCACTGCAAAGACTGCTAAATTAAACAAAAAGTTAAAGATGATTGAGCTACAGCTTAAAAAAGCCGCATTAGATCAGAAAAATATAGCTAAAACAGAAGAAATTGAAGCTACTCCTTTAGGAGAAGGCAAGACATTAGACCGTAATGAGTTGCTTAAGATGTTGGTAGCTAAAACAGATGAGAAATGATAAATACAGAATACAGGAATAAGAAATGAAGAGCCTAAAACAATACATCGTAGAGAGTGTTCACACTTATAACTACACTATCAAAATTGCTGGCGACGTGGATAAGAACTGGTTAGATATGTTCAAGTACAATCTAAACAAGTTTGATCCTATTCGTATCAGTGAGCCTACAAAAACACCTATTCAAAAGGATCCATATGGATTTCCTAATTTAGCAAATCAATCTGTAACAATCATTAAAGCAGACTTTCGCTACCCAGCGACAGAGCCAATGATTCAGCAGATTGCTCAATTATTAGGTTACAATGTAGATATGGTCAGAGTAATTAGTACAAAGTATGATGACAGCATCAACGGCGAAGTTGAAGGTTACGCCAATCAAATGAAAAATAGCCCAGTTCTTACACACGAAGAAATGGAAGAACAACCTGGAGCTAAAGAAGCCTCTAAAGCATATGGCGATAGCTATTTGAATAGTATTAAGGATCAAACTAAAGACAGTAAGATTGATATTCCTTATGAAGGCAAAAAAACTCCGGATGCGTTTGACCCCTTCAAGGTCATTCCACAAGATCCAACTGGTGCCAAAAGTCCAATGAGCACTATCACAAGACAGCCTAAGCCTGCAACTGGCGCAAGAAAATAATTCAAAGGAACATAAAATGGATTTCAAAAGTTTATTATCACAACTAGACCAGTTGAACGAAGCTACAGACAGAAGTGAACCTGGTAAAGTAAAGCACACTGCTGAGCCAGGTGGTTATGGTCGTAAAGATGACGAAGATGACGAAGGCAAAAAAGTAAAAGATACTAGTGCTGAGAAAAAAGGTCGTGGTCGTCCAAAGAAAGCTACTCAATCTTCGGGTGAAGATAAGAAATATGACTTCAGTGCGTTTGGTGTTAAGTCTGGAAAAGATGTTAAATTACCAAAGCATGACAAAAAGAAAACTATTAAGCATAGCTTAAAAGAATATCTTGACCAATTAGATAAAGCATTGAATGAAGAATATACTACTGCACCTATGCCAGGTGCTGTTCAAGTTAAAGACGCTTCAGGTAAAGTTGTTGCAACGGCAAAAAGCCCTCAGGCAGCAGAGATGTTCAAAAAAGGTGATGTAACTCTTGGTAATCCAGAAGAAATGCACGAAGAAGATATCGGTAAGCATAACAATGCTACAACAGGCTTTGATGCATTAGTTCGCAAATTAACACCTAAGTATGGTGTTGAAGCCGCAAAACGTATTGCCGGCGCCCAGTTAAAGAAAATACGTGAAGCAGACATGCCACCAAACGACAGTTTAGCTAGCCCACTATCATTAGAAGAAGGCAAAAAGACTGTTAAGAAAGACGACAAAGCTGAAAAAGCCGGTAAGAAAGTTACTAAAGACTTAGAATATGATATGAAGCACAAAGGTAAAGATGATGCTAAAGCTGAAAAGGCTGGCAAAAAAGTTACCAAAGACATTGAGTATGATGAGAAAAAGAAAAAGACAGTAAAAGAAGCGGCTAAGCCTGACTTCCCGGATATTGACGATGACAATAATACAAAAGAAACAATATCTAAAGCCGCACAAGATGCTAAAAGAGATAAAAAGAAAGTTAAAGAAGGTATGGATCATAGACTAAAGGCAGCCCGCCATATGGGTAAAGCACATGCTCTAACTAAAGAAGGTTATAATTGCCGTTATGATGACATGGAAGAATCAAGACACTACCATGAAGGCTACAAAGAAGGCTTAGATGAGTGTTATGGCCAAATGCCAGTTCAAGGTTTAGTTGTAGGTGAAACAGGCATGCCAGCTGCAACAGTACCTGGCATGGCTTCACAAGCACAACGCGGTGGCATGGGTGAAGGTAATGCATTTACAGGTGCATTGGCTAAGACTCCGCAAGGTAGCAAATTCAGTGTTGGTGGCAAAACATTTACAGACCGTAGTTCAATTGAAGAAAGCCCATTCGCTTTTGAAGCACTAGAACAACAATTAAATTCATTGCTAGAATCTAAAGAAGATGTTGCTGAAGGTATGACTGTATCTATCAGTAAAGGTCAACAAGGTTCTCCTGACTCTGTGACAGTATCAGCACAAGACGGTGAAGCCGATCAGTTGTTATCTGCTATTAAGCAAGCAGGTTTAGGCTTGTTTGGTGGCGATGAACAAAATGGTTACGGTGCTCCGCAAGGTGGACAACCACAACACGGTGGATTAGATG